CGTCAATTGCTTCACCGACTACTTGCGGCGCATTGCCTGGTCCGACTGACGGCTGGGCGTGGGAGTCATATGGATCAAGAGGAGTTCGAGGTGAAATTTTAATATCCATTGACGGGACATCGCTTTCGATTTCTCCGCCCGGAACATCGAGATTGTCTTCATCAGGAATTACTTCCACCAGAAGAGCTTTGTTGAAAATCTCCATGAAGACGGGGACTTCATTCGGTTTTTTTGGTGAACAGAATGTTTCTCGATTTGATTCCGTCAGGATCTGATTGGTAAGGTGTTTTGCAAAATGTTCGGCAATTCCTTTTATATAATATTTTTTTACTCCCGGCTTGAAAGTATATGCTTTGCCGTTCCAGTATCCAGTGAATGCTTTGTTTGTAAAATTGTGAAAGAGATATTTATTCATATGTTTTGTACCGTTCGGAGCGCGCGGTGTTTTTTTACTCCGGGTGAAGGCGCGATGTTTCCTTCGTTTTTTATAAGCATCGTCTTTTTGCTTCCGACCTCATCTCCGGCCACGTAATGACCGGAGTGAAGCCAGAAGGCTTGCTTCTAGTGAAGTGTCAATTGGATCAGGGCGTATTCTGTAGTGATACCTGTTGCAATGTGGTAACCAATAATATTGGTCGCTGCAATTGCTGGGGCTACTGAACCTGCTGTGCCACCAGACAATGAACCGACCGCTTTTCCGGCTAAGCCAGTTCCTGTGAACAAGACTGAGGCTGGGCCATAGGTCTGAGTCCATCCAAAGTATGCGGCAGTTGTCACTCTGTGAGCGACACCGACGATTACTCCTGTTGGAGTTCCCGGCTCGACTACAATCCCGTTGTAAGGATGTTTCGCTACGATGAAATTTGAAGCAGTTGTGATTGCAATTTGCAATGGGTCTGCTAATGTGATCACCGCTCCGGCAGCCGATGTGACTGCTGTGTTACTTTCAATCTTATATACGTATCCTTGTCCGGGAGTTACGCATACTGAAAGGTATCCGCCTGCCAACTGATTGGCTGTCAAGGTGATACTATCGGACACCGTGATTACGGTTCCGCCGATTGCGACGTTAGCCGACGGAGTTAAACCGCCGGTGGGTTGAAGATTTGTGGCATCGAGCGCGGAGCTCTGATACACTTTCCCTGCTACAGTGGCTGTTACGCCAACCTTTGAGTATCGAAAGCCACGGCCATCGGCCGTTTCGACGTAAGCGCCGACTGTGTGCAAAGCGTTTACGGACTCTTCCCAAATGCCTTGAGCGGCAATTGTGACTGGTCCGGTTAATACTGATTGATTGCTCATAGTTTTGTTATTTTAATTTTTAAATGAGAATTTAAGAATTTTAACTACCTAGTTATGTAGTCTGTATGCCGATTGTAGCAGTAGCGACTCTGGCAGGAAGTGAACTGAAGACGCCGGTTGCTGTGGCTATCTTAGTGCATTCTGCCGAGAAAGTGTCGCCTGTCAATAGAATTTGCCCGACCGTTAAAGTGGCAACGTCTATTGCGACTGCCGGAGCACTGCCCAGAACATTGGCAATGAATCCGCAATTATGGAATTCCATAACTCTTTCGACATCAGTTGCGGCTCCTTTGATAAATGCTGTAGCTGTTCCGCCTGCGTTTTTCCAGAATCGGCATTCATCAAACAAGACATCTCTTGAAACTTTTCCCGCGGCCACTGTTGCCGCAGTCAATAAGACTGCTGGTCTGATTTTATTTCCACTGACCGAATCGGCAAGAGATCCGATTGTGCATCCGTAGAATTGAGCTGAATCGCCATTCAAGACCATTTCAGCGTGAGTGTCCGAATCAAGCCTTGTTGAATCATACATCTCGCAATTTATGTAAGATGCATACTCTCCGCCTTCTCCGACCGCTGCCACATTTTGAGTCAATGTGTTGCCGTTGTCGAATTTGATATTGGCAAAGGTATTGCCAATTCCCGTGTTTTTAAACATGAACGCATCGGAGGTTGCGGTTGTTACTCCCATGGTAATGCGGCTTCTTTGTCCGTATTTCCTGAAACCAACGCCTGTACCAAAGATATGCAATCTATTCTTTGAAATATTCAGCATCGAAGTCTGAGCGTGCGCGGCGTATCCTGACAGATAGATAATATCGTGGTTGTTGGTAGCGGCGGCATCGTGAGCCGCTTGAATAGAAGCAAATGCCTTATCGGGCATATCTCCGGTATTACTATCGCTTCCGTTAGTCGGGTCTACATACCATACATTTCCGAATACGGTCATACCGCCGCCGAGAATTTCGCTAGGCAGTATTTTTGCTCCGTATTTCAGAGCTGGTACATATTCTCTTAATTTTTGTGACATAGTTTTTGTAATTTAACCCTCTCCCGAAGCCGGTTGTTTTAAGACCGGCCCGGGGTCAAAGGATAAACTTGTTTTTTAAGATCCTGTTATTTCTGTCAACTTACCATGTCTTTTCGGATTCCGTGTAATGAACTGTCCACCGAAATAGATGTGGCCGACAACTCCTGCAGCGTTGGCTGGGATAATCCAGTCGCTCCAAGAGAAGCCTAAACCAATCGGCGCTTCGTAGTCATTCCCTTCGACTTGGGATTTGTAAGCGACCGATTTGGCGAATTTGTATGGAAGCGCATAGAAGTCCATATCGTCTTCCCTGACTGCGATGAATGCGCCCGATGTGCATTTCTCATCCATCAGGACCGGCTTGCCATTGTAAGACAAAGCGGTGAATCCTGTGCCGGCTGATAAGCCTTTCATCAAAGAAGCGTCTTTGGTGATTCTTTCTTGCGGTCTTAACAATTGGCCGTAGAAATTGAAGATAGCTTCAGTGGTATAGAATGCTGTCGGTTTTTGAGCTCCGGATGCCGTATTGATCCAAAGGGTATCAATTTTGGCAAGAGTCAAAGTTCCGCCTGATGCGGTAACAGTTCCGGCTAATGTCGGATAGGTTGCCCGAGATAATCCACCGATAGAAGCGACAGAGTTGCCGTCATCGACTAAGGCTGCAAGACCCAATGGATCTTTGCTGCCGTTTCCAGTTCCATCCGCGTAGAAGATTGTGCCTAAATCCAATTTGTTACTACCCTTTCGGGCGGAAGTACCGCTTCGGATACTTCTCACACAATTTTTATTCCTGTGTGTTCAGACTATCGCATCTTGCTTTCGCAAGTTCTCTCACTTAGTCGTTAGAGCTGCATCATTGATTCTTTTTTGTATGTTGGGTTGTTGAGAATAAGTAGAAATATGTTTTAATCTACTTATTTCCTCGTAGAGCTTTTGTCGTATGGATAGTTCATGCTCGTTGAGTTTCATTTGCCCGACATTTATTCTTCCTTGAAATCGTATCGCCACTTCGGCTTGCGATTTTTTATAAATCAAGAAAGGAAGTATCTGTTTTAGAAATTTTGCCGCATTCTGATAATTCAATACCCATTCATGAGAATAACCGGTCGGAGTACCTTTCCAATGAAGATAAGCCGAACCGCCAAAATTTCCTATGAGCCAATCAATCAATTTACCATCTTTTTGCGTTACGATTACTTGGAGATGATAATTTTTCAGAATACCGGCATATTTTCCATTCCGTATTTTTTTTTGATAAATACAGATACATCCTTCACCATCTATTATGCCGGCAGCGTATGCTAATTTAGTTTGTTGGCTCATTTTCATAGAATTATATTTAGATAATTATATCTATAGTATAGTCCTATGACAGATGACTTGTCAATGTGCTTGCTGGGGGTTCTCAATTACAGAGTTCCCCGTATCAGAGAGAATTTTTCATTCTTATGCCGTCTGTAATGATATTGACGGTATTAAGTGGGCCAACAATTTAATAATTTTATCGGCCATATCTTCGGTATCGGATTGAATTGTGAGTTTCATCATGTCGAGGATTTTTGCATCCGTATCGGCAACTGACAACTCATCACCAGGCAAGGCGCAGGTGATCTGATAGAAGCTTGGAGTAAACTCCATGAACTGGCGATTATCAGTGGCGGCTACCGAGAAGGTATCCAATCCTCTGAAAGATTGTCCAGTGCTATTTTTTGCGGTCTTTACAGGCACGCGCAATGTTCGTCCGCTCCATTTTTTAGCAGCGCGAACGACACGCTGAAACATAACATTTGAGCCAAGGATAGTATCGACTACATAGGGCAAATATTCATTTTGCACCGTAGTCTGTACTCTTTGACCATATAATTCTGACATTTTTTTGGTGTTTAATTTTTAAATGAGGATTTGAGTATTTAAAAATTCCACCTTTTTCCCGATTCTACCAAGGTCTATTTTTTTTGAAATCATTGCTAGTTTTAAACCCTGCCAGTTTTGACTCTCCTCGAGCTTCGGAGGTGGTTGCCCCCGCAATGAATTTCTTGTCACCGTTTTTTGGTGATGTAGTACTGGCTTGCTCCATAATCTTGAAGCCTGCCCGGTAGTTCCATCGTCCTTTTGAATCGATGAGGTCGTTTTCCATTACGATTTTTAAGAGCTTGTTCGGGTCAATCTTTTTTCCGTCCGGGTTTAGTTTTTTGTCGCCTTCGATTGAAGTGACTTCACCTTGCATATATGCCGTTGCATCGTCTACTGCTTTTTGCTCTGCTAATTTTGCGGATTTCTCTCTGTTCATCATCCATTCCGCAGCAGTTTTTATTTCAGCATCGCGATCGGCGCGATATGCGTCAAATTGTTCTTGATTGCCTCCGAACCATGAAGGGATTTTGACTTCTCCGGCATTGTCCTTTTTGGCTGTGCCGAATTCTTCACGCATCTTCTTCAAGTCATCCTGATGGCGCGTTTCCTGTTCGTTGTATCTTCTGTCCCATTCTGTTTCGCGTTCTTTCCATCGTGGATGTTGGTGAAACGGTTTATCTTTATCGGGGTCATCCTCTTTTTTATCAAGCTGGTCGGAAGCTCCAGCATCATCCGCTTCGTTTTTTTCATCTGGCGATAATTCGGAGTTATCGTTCTCCGTTTCGGGCTTGAGGTCAATCTTTCCCTCTTGCTCGACGTCTGCCATAATTTCATCTGCCATAATATTACGATCTACATTTTTGTTGCACCGTAGAACGAGAGTGCGTTAATTTAATTATACCACTTTACTATTTTTTGACAATGTGCTTTATTTTTTTAGTGTTCGGCACCGCCATTTTTTTTACATTCTTTGGATTGGCTCGAACAAATTCTTTTGCGATTTTTAATTTGAATGGCATAAATTTATTCCCCTTCCGGCATGTCTTCCATGTCTTTTTCTTTTGACATGTCTTTGCCTTTATTTTTTTCCATCATCTCGAATCCGTGAATTTCAAACTCAGTATCATTTTGGAATCGGCTGATAGATAAACCGATAACTTTTACTTCCATCATTATTTTACACATCATCCCGACTTTGCAATCTTTTAATTCAGGAAAGAACTCATGGCGAAGAGTTACTTGTGGATATATCTTCGGAGGATTTTTTGATTTTTTAGGCGAGCCAATCATTGCCGTTGATTCCATTGTGCTTTCTTGTTTTGGAATAACTTTTTTCATATGATTTTATTTTACTGCGTTATTTGCTTGCGGTACTGCCGGTTGCGGAATCGACCTCATTCCCGCTTCCGTTGCCACTATTTTAGCGGCCTCTTCTTTTGCTTTGTACTCATCGTTGGCTGCAATCGCTTCGGCGTTAGCTTCTATCCCGGCTTGTTTTAACATTTGAACTTTGGCGTCTGGTGTCAGGTCTTTATAATTTATCGATTCGTTCGGCGGTTTATTTGCAGTGGCATTTTTTCGGCCTTCAATGACTTGCTGAATTCTCTGATCATTGGAGAATAAAACTTCCGGGGCGTTCGCTTCTAGCCAGACATTTCCGGCCATTTCTTCCGGGTTGGGATAATCCAATGCCTTGTATAAATCTATTAGCGACATCTTTCCGGCTCCGGCGAGTTCGGTCGCTTGGTTTGCCAGTGCCATTGAATCTTTTGGAAGCAATGAACCGGGCTTTACGCTGATTCTTACTTTTGGTTTCGGAATATCTTTGTAGCGTTCATCGTAAACATATAGAAGCTGGACGAACCAGTTGAATACATTGTCGGCAACTTGTTCAAGATACTCGCTGAAGCCTCCGCCGATTCTGTCGGTATCAAGAGCTCTATTCTGTAATTTTCCGCGCACCGTGTCTTCGGTTGCCAGTCCGGCCGCGCTTGATCCTCGTGTGCCGAATATATCGCGCATTCGCATTCTGGTGTCCTGAAGCTGTGTGTAAATATCTGCCGGTAATGCGCTGGCGCTCATCCTGGTGATTGCATCCTGGACTGATCCTGCTGGTATAGTCACAACACCTCCTCGCCGCAAGGCTTCTGTCACGCCTTTAGCTTGTTGCTGAGTTAGTCCGCTGCGCTCCAATGACACTACCATTCCGCCGTTCATACTGTCGGCGTTTTTATCGATTTGTTTTAATCTTTTATTTACAAGATCCTGGCTGGCTAAATTCTGGCCGATAAGAGAAGTTTCATCGACTGGCTGTTTTCCGAGATTGAATACCGACAATAATATTATTGGTATTTTTGGTACCGGCATATGATTTATTCCGGGGACATCTTTTTCAATCATCATCGGCTGTCCTGTTTCGTCCATTTGCGGATTTCCCATTTCATCGTACGGCGGTTCCTCTTGGGTTTTTGTATCGTAATTCCAATGCGGATTTTTCTTTTTCATCAAGACTTGTTCGTCGTAGAGAGTCCAGCACATATATTCCTGTGTCCACCATTCGATGAATCCTATCTCGGTTGAAAGTGCCGGTTGATTATCCTTACCCATTGCCAGCTCTTTTATTTTTTTGATTCCCTCTTCTTCCCCTCCGACTTTTTCTAATATTGAGAGAAGCGAGGAGGCAGGAAGCTTCCGGCGTTCTCCGTATCTGTCGCCGGTATATCCGTCTTCGTCTACGGTCGCTCCGGGGTCGAGAATGAGTTTTTTAGGTCGGATTACTTTTACCGTCGGCATATCTCTGTCCATATCCCAGCCAGGCTTAAAAGCACCGAGCAAATATATCGCCCAGTGCCGCGCTCCTTTTTTAAGTTTTAATCTCAATACAATTTCATCGGCAATTTCAGCCAGTTCTTTTTGAAGTTCGGAAGCGAATGCCAGATTTTCCGCTGTCTGTTCTTCTTTGCGTGACAATGTTGCTGTCGGGTCAGGATTGCGCCGGGTGACTTGCGGTAGCCAAGTTTCCAATGATTCAAATATTACGGGGTCAAATAGTGGCCTTCCTTTGGATGATTTTGCGGAATCGTACTGTTGTGATTTCCAATATCTTTCATTTTCCTCGATAGCCGTGATCCATACTTTATACACATCCGATTCTATCCATTCTTTCTCCCAAGATTTTGTGAGTTTCAACAAGTCTTCATTTTTAATGTCAATGGTAAGCTCGGGGAATTTTTCCGACACCACACCCTGGCTAATTTCCAGTTCAGTGTCTTTGCCTTTTGCTTTGTTTAAATTTTTTCCGAGTGAGTAGAATGAATCGAGGATACTCATTTTATTTTATATAAATATTTTTAAATTTTTTATTGTAAAAAGGTAGTCAGGGAGATTTTTGGATACACCTCCCCGTGGCTGATTTAATGTAGCCATTACTCTCTGTTTCAACTGATTTGCTGTCCCTTCTAGCCAAGCTAAATCGCTTTCTGTTTGAGCTGACTGCTTAGCTTCAGCAAGTTTGCTGATTAGAGAGTCGAGTTCTTTAAGCTTTGCCTCTTTTGATAGAGTTCTGTTTGGTAAGACTGACGGATTGTCAAGCTTATCAAGGCACCTTTCTATCCAGCGAAGTTGCGCGTTAAGCCTTCCTTGCTTGCAGTTCATTTCTTTTCACCTCATGTAGTTTTCGTTCAAATTCCAGTTCATCATCTTCGTCTTGTATGCCAATTCTTATTTTCTGTTTTTCTTTTTGGCGTTCAATCATTTCCATCTCTCTGGTTTTTTCTAGTCCCATAAAACCTCCGCTTTAATTATTATAGCACATTTTTTTAAATAGCAACAGGGGTTACTCATCTCGCCAGTCATCGTCCTCTTTTGACCACCACGGCTCTTCTCCAGTTTCTTGGTGTCCGAACATTGAGTGCGGGTCGAAGTCTACGGTATTGTCCGGGTTCATCAGATAGCTGTTTGGTTCCGGCGTATCGTTTACCCCGACTATTCCGCCCCGGCCACCGAAGCGGTCAACACCGATTCTCCAGTACACAGTGGCGTGAACCCAGTCATCCCTGTCGCTTCTCATCCAAATATATCTCGGAACTCCGAGAGTATCTTCTTCTTTCACCCTATAAATATGCGACCAGTGCAACCAGTATTCGTGCCAGTCTTCCGGGGATCCTCGATACAGTTTTATTCTTTTGTCGCGATACTCATCGATGACCAGCTGTATCATGCGATTACGATCGGCGAGAACATTTCCGTATTCGTCCTTTTCGCCCCAGCGGATTAACTGCATTGTCTTTCGGTCGCGCGCGTAGTGGCACAGATAAACTCGTCCGGGATATTTTTCTCTGAGCTTCCGGCTGCCGATTATATCTCCGCCCTGATCCACGATCATTATCGAATCGGCAAATGTTTTTAAGAAATATTCCAATGTTTGATTCAGCGCTAATTTATTTACCGAGTCCGGCATGTAATCTTTCATCTGGCCGTATCCGAGCAAGCCTTGCTTGTTGCCGTAGACATATCTGAGCTGGATGCCGGTGTCGACTCCGATGACCATTCGTCCGGGGTATAAACTTTTTTCAGACGTGACAGCGCTTTTGATTGTATCCTCGCTGACTGCGTTTCCGCTTCCGGCATATGGAAGCCCGAGAACTTTATTATAAAAGAAGTCCATGGTCTGTTTTCCGGCCATCACCTCGTTGTATTTGTCGATAATATCTTTTGCGTTTACCCACGGCGCCATTAGAAGACTGATATGGTATCCGCTCCATTTTGCTTTTTCCGTTCCTTTTTTTGCACGCCATCTTCCCTTGGCCCGAGCGTGCCAGTCGAGAATGCCGCGGCATTTTTTGCAGATGAATTCTTTGTTGGCAATATCAATGCTCATCCTTCTCGGGTCTTCAGTATTCCATGTAAGTATTTGCGTGTGCTGGCAGTGAGGGCAAATAATGAACCATTCTTTTTGGTCGCTGATTTGCCATTCGATATCTACTCCGGAGTTCTTTACGCTCGGGTGGCTGAAGACGTGAGTTTGCTTGAATTTTGAATGCTGGAGGCGCGCCTGATAGTCGGCGATGACATCCTGCTTGCTCGAGTCCTTTTCATCGTGAACCAGCCGGTCTGCCGTGATCATAATTGCCGCCTTTTTTGTGAAAGTTCCCCGGAAGTAAATCATCGACTTCCCAATTTGTTTTTGCTCGATAGAATCTTTATCCGCGGTCAATACTTCTAGGTGAGCGTTATTGGCGATAATACGATTTACTTTTCCGCCTACGAATATACCGACATCGCCGTCAGTCGGCAAGGTGTAGATTATATCCATTTTGTGCGTTTCGGCATCGCGGATGTTTTTTAGTATCTCTAATGTCGAAAGACCGACTTGCGCCGGTTTCATTACTACTAGGTTATCGCTTTGGTCATTGTATATGTCCAGCAAGAATTGGTGCTTGAGCCATTCAATCGGGTCGCCTTTTTCATTCTTGATCTGCCAATGTTCTATCCAAGCGTCAACATCGTATATCGCCAGTTCTTTTGAATCGCTAAGTCCATCAATTTTTGGCAGGGCCGGCCGTTGAATTTGGGTCATATGGATTTACTTTATTTTGCATTATTCGCACTTTCATCGTTCCATTTTCCCAGAGTTCTCGAACCTCTTGGCATTCGGCGCAAATTACTAGCACGCCATCCATATCAGTTCTCAAGCTTGGCGAGCCTTGAGCGTATAACGACATTTTTTTTATTTCAAAGAATTGGTGTTTGCACATAATTTTTTAATTTAATTTTGTTTATCGCTCTCGGCTTCGATGCGTTTGCGCCGGGCTTCTCTTAAAATAACCAAGGCGGCTTTTTCTTCGTCGCTCATTTTTTCTGTTATGTCAGTCATCTCGACGGTGTGTTCGACTTTGCTTGTCGGTTTCATGGCAGGATCTTTCTTTTCTAACCACCACTGAGCGACCCTCACATCACCGAGAGTAGCAATGATTGTTTTTCTTGCGGCAATATTGGGGGTTAATTTTAATGCCTCTTTCCGCTCGCTAAACTTTGGATTTTTTTGCTGATATCTATAAAGCGTAGCTGGATTTATTCCTGCATAGAGGCAAGCTTCGTCATCAGGCAATGCGTTGCTGAAAGCGTCCTCAAGTTTTGCAAGACAAGTTTTATCAATTTTGGCTGGCCTTCCCCCTGCGTGTTTTCTTTTCATAGCTATTTTATTTTAATCTTTTGCAAATGTTCACATAGCATATCAATCAAACTATTAACAGCTTCTTTTTTATTTTTTCCGTTAGATATATAAAATTTACACATTTTCTCTTTTTGCATGTATTTAGCAAATCCTAATATGGCGTTCATTCCGCCACTAATGTTTCTTTCTATGAAAATATCGCTTACCTCTATGTCTGATTTTTTTCTTTTTTCCATAATTTTATTTTTATTATTCTTTAAGTCCTAATGCTTTAATCGTGCTTTCGACTGTTTCCCTCTCGGCGTATGATAGGCAGAAATTAGCCGGGTGATTCACGTCTAACAGGTATTGCGCTGCGGTGGTTTTTTTAATGAAGAAGCAATTTCGTGTTTCGTCTTTCGGGTCTTCATTCGGACAGATAAAATACATCTTATATTCTTGCATAGGTGTATTGCAGTTCGGGCAAACTTTATGCAGAAGATTTTGCCACCGGCGGTGCGGTCTTTCTTGTTCGTTTGGAGTCATTTTATTATTTAATGATTAAAGTTTATTACCTTCAGGTAAGGTCAGAGTAATGTGGCGCGCGGAAGGAGGAGCCACGCTTAACTTTTATAACCGCCTGTATGCGAATTACCGAGTCTAGCCACAGCACTGACCTTGCCTGAAGGGGATAAATTACCAGAGAATTTTTTCGCCGTTCTTGATTATATTTCTATTTTCGGTGAAGTCGCACCAGCGTTGTACGATCACGTCAATCCATTTCGGGTCAAGTTCTATGCCATAGCAATTACGATTTGTTTTGTGGCAGGCAATCAGCGTTGCGCCGGAGCCGAGAAATGGGTCAAGAACAATGTCATCGATTTTACTATTATTGGCCATGGCGTACATTACCAATTCGACTGGCTTCTGGGTTGGGTGGACGTAATCTTGCGCTGGTTCGCGTTTCATAGTCCATATGGTCATCTTGCCCGCCTTTTCCAAATCTCGCTGGTTTTTAGCCCATTTCAGCAGTTCAGCATCGGTTTTTTGGAAGTCTATGACGCTGGTATTAGTTCGGTCGCCGTAGAATAGCGGTTTCACTCCTTTGATCGTGGCGTAGAAGAATGGTTCGTGTTTGGCTCGGTAATCTCCCATACCTAATCCGGCGTGCGGTTTATTCCAGATTAGCTGGTATTTTATTTCGAATCCGTTAACTTTCAGCGCATCTTCGAATATTGATTGAGTTATCGGGCTGTGGAATATGTAAAGTCCGGCTCCGCGCTTTATGGAGTCCGGCCAGTATTTAAATGAATCGTTAAGGAATTCTCGGAACTGCGCCGAACCCATTTTATCGTTCATTATTGTTGTGGATGTATTTTTTCCTTGTCCGTGGTAGTTTATATTGTACGGAGGATCGGTGAAGACCATGTCCGCTTTGGCGATGCCCATCAGTTTTTGGTAGGTTTCCTGTTTGGTAGAATCGCCGCAGAGTATCCGGTGTTCGCCGAGTTCGTAAATATCTCCGACTTTGCTTTTGGCTGTGACAGGAAGCGGAGGAACCACATCATCCATTCCGCTATTTTTTATCACCAATCTTTGCATGCCGGTAATTTGAAGAAGTTCAATCGGCATGTCTTTTAAAATTCCGATGAGGACTTGCTTATCCCATTCGCTTTCATTCAGGGAATTATCAGCGATGCGATACATCTCTTGCTCTTCCGGTGTCATTGGTTTTTCTTCGGCTTGTCCACTCACAGTTTTTCCGGCATCATCAATGATCCAGATTTCTTTCAGCCCCAGTTCTTGTCGAAATCTCAAGTAGCTCATCCAGCGACCGTGTCCGGCGAGCAATACCCCCTCTTGGTTTACAAGTGCGGGGATTCTCCATCCGACGCGCTGTACGCATTGAGCCAATCTTTCAAGCTGGTCGTCCGGGTGCTTTTTTGCGTTTTTTCCGTAGGGCTGAACACTATCAATTGTGAGATGTGATTTTGTCATTTTTATTCTTGCTCCATTTTAATTTGCTGAGGTGTTTCAACAATAATCCCGGTCGTGGTAATTAGAAGTGAGGCGATGGATATGGCACTTTCGATTTGCGCGATGAGGACATCTACGGGATCCATTACTCCGACTTTTTGCCATTGGCCTATTTCGCCAGTGACAACATTTATCGCTTCGCCTTCTTTCAGTTCTCGATGTTCGTCAAGACCGACATTTGTTTTTAATTGCTGGAATGGAACTTTCAGTGCTTCATTTAGAATGTCGCTTGATGTCTGAAGATTTGCCAGTGATATTCCGCCTCCGGCAACTACTCCGCCTTTGAACGCGGCGTGAACGGCGTTGATGGCGTCCTCTACTTTATATCTTAACGCATTTACTTCGTTTTCGGTAGGGGCGCCGACTTTTACCACACCGATTTTATTACTAAATTTTGCCAGTCTGTTTTTAATCTCGTTCTTTTCTTTTTCTCGCTTCTCATCTTGTATTGCGCATTTCAGGCTGAAGATTACCTTGGCGATTTCCGGTCTTTTACCTCTTGGCCCGATGATTACTGATTCATTCCTGCGTGAGATAAATCTTTCCGCTCGGCCTAAGTTTTCTATTTTTACCGAGTCCAATTTATCGCCTTTCTTTTCGCTGAAGAATTTTCCGCCGGTCATCAAGGCCATGTCCTCGAGCATTACAGTTTGGTTATCTCCGGACGGCGCGTTGATGGCGATGCAATTAAATTTTCCCTGGACCTTATTTATTACTAAAGTGGCTAGGGCGTTTTGTTCGATGTTGTCGCAGATGATCACCAGATTCAATATCTGTTTTGCGGCCAACTGGTTCATGATTCCGATTACGTCATTGGCTTCGGTCAGACGATAATCGGTTATCAAAATATACGGCTTCTCAATTACAGCCTCCATTCGCTGTGGATTGGTTATCATGTAAGGACTGACATATCCGCGATTGATTGTGATTCCGTCTGTGAGTTCGGTAAATGTTTCCATTGTGCCGGAACGATCGACAGTCAAGACTCCGTTTTCGCCGAGAGCGTGCCATGCCTCTGAAATGATTTTAGCGATTTTTTTATCGTCGAAGCTGATCATCGCCACCTTTAGCAATTCCTCTTTTGTTTTTACCGGCTTGGCTGATTTCAAGAGTTGCTCTTTACATTCGTCAAATGCAACCTTCAATTCCTTTTCAATTTTCCGGGTATCTCGACGCGCTAATTTTGCGATGCGGTTAAAAATTGCCTGGACCAATATCAAAGCGCCGGTCGTGCCATCGCCGACTCGGTCATTGGTTTTTATGGCTGTTTCCCGGACTACTTTCATGATAGCGTTCTCGGCCGGGTCTGTGAATTCTAAATCCCGGGCGATTTGAACGCCGTCATCGCAAATTAAAGAATGAGTAAGCTTGCTTATTATTACTTTGTTTGATGCAGGACCGAAGGTAGGACGAACTAAGTCTACAGTTTTATCTACAGCAGATTTTATTACATTAAAAATATCTTTTTGAACTATTCTTACATTTGAC